GTGGGTCTTTGGTCTTGTTGCTGACACCGAAAGCCGCACCGCCTCGATAATCGGATACCGCATACATACCGTGAGCAAAGGACGCTTCTGCTTTTGCTTTGCTGTTTATTCCTCCTGCGTGGCTGTACCAACCGCTTGCAAGAGCATTGTATCCTTCCGCATGGCTGTATCCGCCGTCTGCAACGGCATTATACCCTTCTGCGTGGCTGCAATAACCGCTTGCTGTGGTGTTTTCTCCCTCAGCGTGCGAGCTTATTCCGCTTGCTGTGGTGCTGTTTCCTTCAGCGTGTGCGTATGTGTTGCTTGCAGCTGTACCGCTTCCTTCTGCATGCGTGCTTGGCGCTGTTGCCTTCGTGCCGCTTCCTTCGGCGTGTGCGTAAAGCGAGCTTGCGATATTATTTTCATAGTCGTTGAATATCTCACAGCCGATGCCGGTAGTGGTGAGTTGTCCCACTTCGCCTGCAATCGTACTGTAAATAAGCTGTTTTTCCTCTTTGCCGTCCGACTTCTGTGCAATATTCTCATCTATGCCGTTAAAACAGAATTTTATCCTTTCGGTAAGGAGTGACAGATAATCCTCTACCGCATTTATCCGCCCTTTGTCCTCTGCCGTTTTATCTGGAGCAAAGCTCATATTCAGATTATCCACTTATCTCACTTCCCTTTTCACTGTCAAGATATACGCCGTACAGCGTCGCATAAGCGTCACCGCTTACTTCGCCGCATATCTTTATTTTTATCTTTCTGCTTCTGAGCGGTATTACAGGAGCGACAGCTATTTCTTCGCCATTCCCTTTTTCACCGCAAAGCTCATATACCTTCCTCCATTCTCCGCCGTCAGTGCTTATATATGCCGACAGCTCAAGCGTTTCGTTGTCCTGCTTTTTGTGATACAGCGACATTCTCAGCTTTTTATATATTCTGAATATGCTTCCTCTGCCAAGCTCGCCGCTGACCGCAGAGAATTCACTCCTGTCACTGTCCGTATAACCGCTGTCGTTTCCGACAAGCATTACAAGCCTCATCTTTTTATTGCTGTCACGGGTAACGGCATACAGCCTGCCGTTTATCTCGTGCGCCGAGATTACATCTGCAAGCCGCCTTGTGTACCACGCCGAGTAGCGCTTGTCATAATAATACACCGTTTTGTCAGCCGCACACATAACAACATATCTTCCGTTTGCCGTCATCACCGCCGTATCGGTAATATCATCACCCAGCTTTGCGTCGATCCTCACCGATGCAGAGCCGTTAAAGCTGAATATCCCCTCAGGCGCCTTATAATAAAGCAGTCCGTCCGATATGCACAGCGAGCCGTCACTGCCCTTCTGAACGCCTCTCAGCTTTACAGTGCTTAGCGTAAAGTTTGACGCTCTTGTGCCATAGACAATATGAACGACATTTTCCTTAAAGAACAGTACACCGCCCCCGTAAACGCATACTCCGGTGAAATCCCCGTCAGACCCTACCGTTGCCGCCCATGCGTCAGTTGAGATACCATCATAGCTTCCCCACTCCGTAGCACTTCCGAGCTTTGAACAGTATATTTCACGATTTGCCGACGAACACCCCCACAGCCTGTTGTTATGCTCTGTTATAAAATCCATCTTCGGTATCGGACAACTTAAGACCGCATTCTTTATATTAGACACCCTGAATTTGTCCATCTTCCGCTTTTCCGTATAAAAATAGTAGGTATCGCTGTATGCACTCGTGTCGAAGTTAATCGACACGCACCCGCTCATGCTGTAGCTTTCCTTTCCCACCGAGCTTATCACTACAGACAGGTACTGTTTCTTTCCGCCGTATTCATAATCTATCCTGACCATATCGCCAACGCTGTAGCTCGACAGCGCCTCGCTTTCCTCAGGCACATCAAGATACAACAGCTTATATATAGAAACCGTAGGCCGTGTCTGGTTCTGGTTATATTCGAACAGTGTGCCTGAAAGCGAGGGCTTCGCCGTATACTGCACACTTGCAGGCGTGTCTGCGGTATTTACAAGCACCTCGTCCGGCATTATCAGTATGTATGCTCCCAGTGACACAAGCTGTTTTTCCCCTGCGCTGAGATTTACCGCCGTTTTCACTCCCGAAATATATATACCGTCCGCCCTTGTGTATACTATCTCTCCGTTTTTTATGATATACCCCGTTATACCGTCAGCCAACGCCTTGTAAGAAAACGGCTTTACCGTTTTAAGTGCAGGAAAAGCGGTAAAATCCATACCGTACAGCTCCTGCCAGTATCCAAGCGGCGTACCGTTCGAGCGATCGATACCGCCGAACTTTACGGCACTTTCCGTACCACCCGTTATTTCTCTTACCGCCAAGTTCTTCCTCCTATCCCGTGATTTCGGTTCTCACGCACGAAATATGCCTGCTGTTCCAGAAACGGCAGCAGCTTTCATACAAAGCGTCAAACAGAGCGTTGTCATTGGCATATCTCTCATACTCTGCGTGGTAAAAATCTATCAGCGAGCAAAGATAAAGAATGTATATCTCATCGTGCGGAGCCTTTATGAAAAGCTCCGTTGCACCATCGCTCAGTATCTTTTCCGTATCGGTAAACCCAATCCCCTCATGCTCGTGCGTAACATACAGATCCTCATATATTCTGCTTTCAAGCTCATAAAGCCACTTTCTCTTGTCCTCTGCGGCGATTTCGTTCGGTCGCAGTGCGTCAACCGTTTCAATGACTTCCTTTACCGTCATCACTTGCCCTCCTGCACTATCAGCGACTGCTTCCATCCTTCATCACGGTAGTACTCCGCTCTCTTTCTCTGAAGCTCAGCTCTGTCCAGTTCCTTTTTTATGAACAACGGCACCATCACCGTTTCACCTCTGCGTATAAGATAATTGTTGCAGTTCACCGATACAAACACATCTGAGTTGTACTTGTCATTGTCCTTGAACAGCCTTACCGCCACAAGCTCAGTTAAGTTTTCTTTCATATATTTCTCCTTTGCAATATTATTCCCCTTACCCTCCCGCACTGCCGTTGCTGTCACCATACCCTGCAGTGACCCTGTGCCGCTTATTCCGGTTTTTCTTTACCGGCTTTAATTTGCGCTCGTCTTTTCCGAATAAACAGGAGAACAGCTCTCTATTCTCACCATATACTCGTCAGTAAGTATCTCGGCAGTGCGTACTGCCTTCCAGCCCACGCTCGCTCTCTGGTTCAGAGGATCGTCGCCGTAGCCCAGCTGCTTTACTATGTGCTGAAGACCGCCGCCGGCAACGTCCGTCACCGCATAGGCGTGCGCTCCTATAACCAGAGTAGAGAACACTGCAAGCGCCTTCTTCTCATAATACGTCGAGGCTGTGACCTGTCCGCCTGCCGTAACACTTGCCTTCTGATAGCTGTCGCCCGACTTCGTATAATAGTCCTTTCCCTCAAGGAAATTTGCGTCGGAGGTCAGCTGATAGAACTGCGGACAGCTTTCATCGGCAAATATCTTCGCCTCCGTGCTTTTTACAAATCTCACATTGCCGAGCGAGCCTATCTCCCCCTTGAATATGCTTTCGGGATCGGCATACTTATGCACATCGACCCACTCCGCACTTCTCATAAGGTCATAGGCGGCATAAGGGTGTATTATCGCAACATAGCTCTCCCCGTCTATTCCGTCTGCATTCATGCTCTCAAGCTGTGCGGCGGCACGGAATACCGTATCCACCGATAAAACGCAGTCCTTGCTCAGTTCATCTCTTGACAGTACCTCGCCCCCGTCCTTACCGCAGGCATATATAACATTCGTTCCTGCGTTAACTATCTCTCTTGTTATCGTGTCAAGCGTTCTTCCCGACTGACTGCCGAGCAGCTTCGTTGACTGCACTACATTGTTGTCGATTGCGGTAAGTTCCAGCATATCCGACAGCTTGATATAGTCGCCGTACTGATTCACTGTTGCCGTCTTAGCTGTTACCGACAGCATATTTCCCGCAGGTGTAACGCCCTCGACAAGCGGCGTTGTCGCCTTTGCAAGCGAGCTGTACTTTCTCAGCTCTATTGTCTTGCCGTTATTCTTGGGTATCGGATATTTGTCTGCAAAGCGGTCATGCACCAGCTTAGGCTCCGCCATATCTATCAGCGTGTTCTCATAGAACGTTTTCATCTCAGCGGACAGACTTGCCTGTCCTGTTGTCTGTACATCGAACAGATTTAATTTAACTTCTCTCATCTTCATATAGATTTCCTTTCCCGACGGCTGATACCGTCATCTTTCTATTTTCTTATCGTTTTTCTTATCGTTTCTGCCTGCCGCAAAAACTTTTCCCCGTGCGGCTGCGGCTTTTTTTATTCCCGCCTGCCCTCCCGTTGCAGTCTTCATATCTCACCCCCTTCTTCATCATTCATAAACGATCAAAGCACCACTCTTTCCCCTCTCTCCGTCCGTCTGATAAGCTCCTTCCGCTCATTTTTAGACAGGCTTTTCTCGCTTTTCGTAACCTCTCCCGCAGGTGACAGCGCACCTTCCTTCATTCTGCCGCTTTTACAGAACGCACCGCTTCTCATAAGCTCAGATGCCGCATATTCCATTGCGGCGGTAAAAAGCTCGTCCTTATGCACGATAAGATAAGCCTCCTCAAGTCCCACGCCCTTATAGCACAGCGAAAAGAATCTTCTGTCGCTCATTTCTTTAGCAAGGTCAAACTGAGGATATGTCTGTTTCACCTCCTTGCTTTCCTTTTGCCACCGCTCCAGCCTGTACTCCATATCGTTTCTTCTGCACCGCTCGAAATTTCTCTCGGATACTGCATTTTCTATTCCGTCATAGTCGCATTTATCCGCTCCGCAAAACTGCGCCACAAGACTCAATATCCGTTCTGCCCTTTCCGCCTTCTCACGCTTTGACTTAAGCACCGCCTGCCTGAAAAGCTCCGTCTTATCCTCGTTTTGCTCTCCCTCGGCTTTATCCGGTTTATTGTTTTCGCTCAGGCTTTCATCACTCTTTTGCTCCTTGACTTCTTCGCTTGTTTCAGCGTTTTCTTTACCGTTATCTGTCGCCTGCACATTCTCTGTCGCTTCCATATTTACCTCTCACTTCTGCAGCAGGATACATATTCCGGATAGTTTTCCTCCAGCATATCAAACCCCTTGCATATCCCGTCA